ATTCTGATCTTGGAGAATGAACATGACATGCATGGGCTTTTCTGGATACTTCCTATCGTATACAGGTATCTCCTTGATGATCTTCCACTTAGAGCGAGTGAACAGCAGGTCCCATATCCATCGCAGCATCACTTGACCTCGATGCAGTATTTGTAATTCATTTTCTCGAAGAAATTGAGAATACTATCATCTAGTTCTTCCCAATCTTCATTGGTAAGAAATTCATGGACCAAGTTGAACGCACCAGCAACATCCTGTGATACGTCCAACTCAATCTTACTACCTACAAACTTACTCTTTTTCATGACCAATCTCTGTACCAACATCATATTAACATTATACCATATTCTAAGAATAAGTCAAGCCATTTCTTAGATGCGTCTACCTTCGTAAGCCACATATCCTAAACATGCAGTAATAATGAAAAGACCAATTAATACAAATTGAATGACCATTTTAATCTCCTGTGTAAATTTCGTACATCTTCTCAAAGATGTCCTTTTTGTTGAACCAATATTCTCCTTCTGGTCCTTTGATGAGGTAATCTCCCTCCGCCGCGACCATTTTGCCTTCCAATGTATATATGGATAATTTGTCCGCAGCGTATGAATTAATTGTAATTTGATTTTGAACACGTGCTGTTTCTACCCAGTCAGGATAGTTTCCTTGATTGACCAACTCCAACAGATCAATCTGCCAAGCATCGACGGGAATAGGCTTTTTAATATACTTCATGATTAAACTCCAAAGTGTTTTTTAATGTCGTCAACGATACTCTGTGTGATAATAGAAACGTGCTTCTTACCATCTTCATCGATGTGCACTTGTTCCCATTTAGAAATTTTACCTACTATCTGACCAATAAGTGATTCCGTATACATACGTAGTTCATTGATGTCAGCAGTAAAATACTGATCATCATCCTCAGTCATTACAGGAAGAATGCCAAACTCATAGCCAAGTTCGCGAACAAAAGAGTTATCCATTATTAAATCCTTTCAACGACAGGTTTACCAACTATCTGACCAACATGTGTGTTCGAGAGTGTACGTACATAACGAACAGCATCAATAAACGAAGAGAACTTCTTCGTGCGGTCAATGAGTAGCCCACCCTTATCTAATTGCTTGAACGTATACGTTACTTTAAATCCGTCCGACATGGTAGTTCCTTTCAACATCATTTAACAAACATACCTTGATTCTTATAAAAAGTCAACACCTTTGATATATATCCAAAGAAAAACACAAAAAGCAACGGAGGTCGCTGCTCCGAATAGGAAACCGAGTATGAACATCATTTGCTCTTACTCTTACGGGTATACGACCCTTTCCCCTTCTTCGGCCGAACAATACGCTGAGCATATTTCCGCGACGACAACTCTTTGGCATAGACACTTCTGGACATCGTTTAATCCTTTCCAAGACGACATTACTGATTATACCGTAATGGCCGAGGAAGTCAACACTTTTCTTGGTCGTTTTTTGGAAGATAGTTGTTGATTTCTTTTTATAATGAGGTATACTTATCTTAAGGTTGAAATGGAGATGAAAAGATGAAAATGTTTGAAATGACTCAACGAGCATATACCAGAAGCCTTTTGTCCGACGTTTCCGAGGGAATGTTTGACAAAGATAATCTTATCCGTGATCTCCTTAACTGGATGAGCGAAAAAGACGTCAAAGAATTCTGTCAGGCCAACGACATCTATTCGGAGTCCGAGGATGAAGACGAAGAAGATGAGGACGAAGGTCGCGATTGGGGTATGGAATGGTACGACACGAGCATGGAATTGCAAGCCTGAGATAATTGTTGACTTCTTCTGAGAATAAGGTATAATGATACTATGATGAAAACAAAGGAAATCTCCATGAATAATATCTCTGATCTTATCGACAAGGCCAACGACCTTGCCATCGACTACGTTGAACAAATGGATTTAGTGACCGCCGACAAGGCTGGACTTGATCCCCGCTGTGGCAGCATCTGGATCGGCGAGGACTGCATCGCAGTCAAAGGTAGCTACGGCAAACGAATGATCGAATACTACGGTGGGTTTGAATACGTCAATAAAGACGAAGTATTCGCCCTCGGTGAATTCACCTTCTACTCCAGCGAGTCAAGTCGTGTTTCCGAATGCATCGATCTGTATTTGGAGATGAAAGAAAAAGGAGAAGATGAAGAGGAAAATGAAGAGGAAGAGGTAGCCGCATAAATCGTTTGATTTAATTCCAATTGTATGGTATAATGGTAATATGATGGAAAAGGAAAAAGAGATGACTCTGGTCGAAGCATTAGGATTGATCGCTGCATCGGAATTTAAGCCATTTACAGACGCCGACTGGTATGCATTCAGTGGGTGTGAAACAGCTGATCCAAAAATAGCCTATGATGAAGACCTCGGTCTTACTATTATTATTGACGGAAATACTATCGATTTCATCGACGATGAAGGTGAATCTGTTAATATTCTTAAATTGATAACTAACTGAGGATTATATATTATGTCAACACGTTCAATGGTCGCTTTCGATAATACTTCTGAAGTAGTTTCTATGCGAGTTCACTTCGATGGATATTTAACTGGAGTAGGTCATACTTTGCTCAATCACTATACTACTGTAGACAAAGTAGAAGATCTGATGGAATGTGGATATGTATCTTCATTGGAAACAGCGATAGAGTATATGCCAAACAATCCAAATGAACGTCCAGTGGTTCATAGTAACATCAAAGAACTGATTGCTGATTTTGAAACATCTGATGCTGAATATCTTTACGTATTCGACGGTAATGAATGGGCTTACACCATGAGGGATCATAATCGGCTTATTCCTTTCAGCGAGGCATTCGCGTAATAGGTGTTGACTTCTTCTGAGAATATGGTATAATAATCTTACGGTTGAAAAAGGAAAAACAAATGACTGACATGAATCTCGTTCTCTCGTTCGTAACTCTCGATGCCAATAATGATCAGCTGAATAACATTATGGAGGCTGTTAAATTTCGTCGGGATAAGCTGGCCCGTCTTAATCGGTTTGCCATCGCTGTCGGTTCCGCCGTCAAATTCTCGCATCGTGGCGTAGATTACAACGGAACTGTCAAATCAATTAAGGTGAAGAAAGCTGTCGTTGAATGCAAACACCCGAATGCTGTCTGTGCCTACGACTCGAAAATGCGTTCGGTTGCTCCTACCATCAATTATACTGTTCCTCTGAATATGTTGGAGGCAGCCTAAGATAGGGGTTGACTTCTTCTGAGAATAAGGTATAATAATCTTATGGTTGAAAAAGGAAATGAAATGAATTATCTCGCCTCGTTCCCCACCGAAGATTTGCAGGCTGATCTTGCAGCCGTCCTCGCCGATGTTTCGTACTATACCAAGGTTTTCCCCGATCACAATGCCGCTCGTCGTGCAGCTTATCTCGCGGCTGAATTCGAGGCTGAACTCGAGCGGCGCACGCAGGATCCATGGACTACTGATGCCGATGTTCGTTATTTCGAAGGAGCCAACTGATATGACTGTTTGGGAATGGAATACTGTCGTTCAATATGATATCGATACGGGTCGAATTTATATCGATAACATCGAGGTCTATTATGACTCTGCCAATGAAGTTTACCGTCCACTAGGAAATTGAACATGTTCAAAGAAGTTTGGTTAATCGTAGGCGAAGTGACGGATGAAACTTTATATGAGGGTGCGGTATTAGGTCAGCCCGAATATCAATTCAGCGATGGCCCCGAGGAAACTCGTACAATGAGTAATGACTATATTGATCTGATGCAGGGATTGCAGGATCATGCTGGATACGTGATACATACTGCTTGACTTTTTCTTAAAAGTATGGTAGAATATGTCTATGGTTGAAAAAGGAAAGAAAATGACAGTGAACGAAATCGCGGCTCAGATCCGCAGTGGTTTTTTTGGTGATCGCGAAACTCTTCAAGAAGCGTTTGAATATGCTGAGCAAATTGCCAGAGCGAGCGATAATCCCGCAGCAGTTATGTCCGCAATAATGGTCGTTGCTAATACAATTTCGAAAAAGCTGAAGGAAGCACAATAATGCGTTTGGATTATCACTCTTTTGAACAAACTGCACAAGCTGTTTATATTATGAATCCCTCGGCGCAAGAGCAATATCACTCTTGGGAAGATCTTCGTTCTTTCATGATTTCTATGGCATATCAATATGCGCGTAATGTAACATCTTTTTCTACTGGTGGGTTTCAGTTGTCGTTTTCTCCGTCGTCAAATGATACTGACAGGAAATATGTCGTGGCGTCAGTTTCGGCTTATACCGCATTGCGATATGTTCAATCAAAAGAAAAGAAACTAGCTGCATAATAAGTGTTGATTTTATTTCAATTACAAAGTATACTAATCTTACGGTTGAAACGGAGATGAAAATGTTGAATCTTACGAAGCTGAACGAAGTTGAAATTGCTGAAATTCTCGAAGCGAACGGGTATAATTCCGACGGTATTTTAGACGTAGAATATCTTCGGACAAATGATCGCGATCAGGTTATATACAAAATGCTCTGGCACGACGATATCGTCGACGAATTCGGTTCCTCTAACATTTTCTTGCATTACATGTCAAATGGCACGATTTGGGCGGACTATCAGTAATTGCGGTGTCGCAATTCTTGTTGACTTCTTACTCTTATTGTAGTAAGATTATCTTATGGTTGGTTGTGGAGAGAAAAAGATGGCTAAATTCGTTGTGAAGATTGAATATACTGGATACAAGGTATTCGAGTTTGATGCCAATGATATGGATGAAGCATACGAAACAGCACAGCGAATTGAAAGCATTACTAATCCTTCCGAGGAACGTATGAACGAAGAGATTGTTCATATTGAAAAGAAATTTGGCGATGTATTTCGTTCAAATAACGCTTGACTTTCTCTCTATCTTATAGTAAGATAATCTTATAGTTTGTAACAAAGAGGATTTAAATTATGGCGAGAGGTGTTCCCAAGGCTGGCTTCCGTGCGAAGCGTACTTCCGTTGCTGAAAAGATGTCAGCTATAAAAGTCAATTATGATGTACAGTCCAATGAGACCGACGCAGAAGTCGAGGCTCGTTTGGCTGAGCGTTTCGACATTCTCGAGGTATTGACCGAGGCTTGTATCGTCGGTAATGCCCGTGCGCTTATCGTTTCTGGTCCCGCTGGCCTCGGTAAGTCTCACACGGTCGAGGCTGCGCTCAATCACTGGGATCCTAATGCTATCAATCATACGGTCGTTAAGGGTTATGTCCGCGCTACTGGCTTGGTCAAAATGCTTTATCAGTATCGCGAAGATGGTCAGGTCATTGTATTCGATGACGCCGATGCGATTTTCTTCGACGATATTTCTCTTAACCTTCTTAAGGCAGTTTGCGATACAACCGAACGTCGTCGCGTTTCTTGGTTGTCCGAGGGCGCTCTTATTGATGAAGAGTCAGCCGAGCGTATTCCACGCACGTTTGACTTCAACGGTACTATCATCTTCATCACGAACTATGACTTCGATGCCATGATTGATCGCGGTCATAAGCTGGCTCCGCATCTTCAGGCGTTGGTTTCCCGTAGCCACTATATTGATTTGGCTATGCACACTCGGCGCGATTATCTGATCCGTATTCGTCAGGTAATTAAGCAGGGGTTGCTTTCTGATCTTAAGACCGATGAGCGTAATGACGTCATTGCTTTCATTGAGAAGAATCATCCACAGCTTCGCGAATTGTCGCTGCGTATGGCTCTTAAGGTTGGTAACATTCGTAAGAGCAATAAGAATTGGGAAAAGATTGCGAGGATTACATGTTGCAAATAACTGTAAGAGTTAAGAATAGTCTCTGGGAAAAACGAGCACTCTATGGCTCGTATATCCCAGAGACTAACACATATACAGGGACAGTAGTTCCTCGTCCGAAGTGGGTCGGTGATGATTCATTTTGTTTATCGACAGGCGAACGGAAGTTTAAATTCCGTATTATATCGAAGGACGATGTTGTTGATGGGTTGTTATTGTCTGCTTAATTACAGATGGAGGACATAAGGGGGATGAAGCTTCGCATAGAATGACATGCGATATAGTCGGAAACACCCCATATGATAAGTCCAATCCAAACAAAAGTAGGTAATACTATAAAGATACAGAATAGAGCCCAGAATAGTTCCCACATCTCTTCTCTTTTTCTTTCTGCTTGTACTCTTAATCTATGCGCTTCCTTTGCAGCCTCTGCTCTTGCTTTATAGAATTCCTGACGCTGGGCTGGGCTCATACGAGCAATCATTTGGGCTTCTTGTTCAGCCGCGATCTCGCGCATTGCTTGTTCGCGTAATGTATTATTATTACGGACGATTTGATTATTAATTTCAGTGATTCTATTCTGTGCTAATATCTTTTTGTTATTAGCATCTTTTTGTGCAGGAGCATTTCTTACTACATCTACGATGCCGAATACTGCATCTGTTACGCCTTTACCGTAAGACTCGCCGAGTTTTGCAGCTTTATCTGGATCTAATGGAATCATATCATTCTCCTAACTTAATATTAAACTATGAAAGATAATAAAAGTCAAGTAGAATAGTATGTGCCAACAGCATATTTATGGTTGATTTTATATCAAAAGAGCGGTATAATATCTTTACGGTTGAAAAAGAGGGATTGATATGTGGGGTAGTGAGATTGAAGTGGAAGTCAAAAATCGAATCGATTTGGCGGCTGCAGCCTATGCCTACGAGTATATGAATACGTCCATTATGTCGGATGCTGACTTTGATGCTTTGTCGTTGAAGATTGACCCTAAGCTGAAAACAGGTAATAAGAAAATGGATAAATTCTTTATGCAGCAATTTGATTTATCGACGGGGATGTGGATTCACAAACACCCAGAGAAAGAAAAACTGATTCGTATCATTAAACTCAAACAGAGGAAACGGTAATGGAATTTACGCTTACTTCGGGAACATTTCGTGTAACAGATCCATGCTATGATGGATTGTATTGGACATCTGGAATCATCGGCATTATTAATAATGCACGGAAGGGTAAGTGGAAGGGTGTCGTTACTTCTCCATGGGGAATGCAAAGTAGAGTAGCTGAACTGCAGGTAGTGCAGGAGAATTATACTACGGCAAGTAAGATGTGGGAATCAGCTGGTTTTTCCGTTGTGGTTGACTCAGGTCAGGCTGGTTTCTTCGATGCTGCTCTGTATCCAGAGTGGTCCGAGGAGAATAATTTCTATGATACTATTTGTAAGGGTACTCTCAGCGAGGATCAATATGCAGTAGTTCCATTTGGCATTGCTTCTTCGACAGGCTACGGAGATGGTGAATACAAATGTTACGTTGCAAAGAATATTGAGGGCGAAGTAATCGCCGCGAAGATTGTCTTCATTGGTGACGAGGACGAAGAATAATCTCCTGTTGACTTTTACTTCTTTCTGGGCTATACTATATTATAAATTGAAACGGAGAACGAAAATGCCAAATTGGGCGTATAATTCAGTAACAATATCCCACACCGATCCAGAGATGATGGAGAAATTCCGTCAGGGCGTTGAGGAAGGTAATCTCCTCGAGACATTTATCCCTATCCCCGCTGCATTAGTGAACACTACAGCCCCATCGACGGAAACGAACGAGGATTTACTCCGCCTCTACGGATCCGATAACTGGTATGACTGGAATTGGAAGAACTGGGGTACGAAGTGGGATGTATCGAATGGGTCATTTGACCTTGACGAGGATAAGTTATCAGGTAGTGGATACTTCGAGACAGCATGGAGTCCTCCAATTCAGGCATATGAAAATTTGAAAAAACTTGGATTTGTTATTGACGCGACTTATACCGAGGAGAGTATGGCATTTGCTGGCCGATACCAGAGTATTAGCGGAGATGACTATTATGAGATTGACTTCGACGAGGAGAACTGGCGTGAAGACATTGACGATCCAGAGGTATTGGAGTTGTTAGAGTCGGAATATGAGTCATGGTTAGAGTTTCGGGAGAATCAAAATGATGAATCGGGTGAGTAATTTCTTTAAGGTATTTGCAACTGTATTCTCCATTGTTATGGTAATTGCAGGATTTATTGTTGCATTGAAGTATACTATGGATTATGTACATCAGTATGGTGGAGAGGTAGGAGAGTTTTTCCTTTTCGCAGTAGTAGTATCGGGAGTATTTGCAGTATTTTCTTCTAGGATGTTCTTTGTGGAACCGAATAATGAGTAAGATATTTTCTGCAATTGTTATATTTTGTAGTAGTATGGTAATCAATTATCTCTTTGCGAATAATATTGCTGCAATGGTATCATGTTATGGTACGGTAATTATGTTAATGGTTGCTGATCTGTACATTGTATTGAGTCTGCCGAAGAAGGATCCATGGGACGAATGAAGGTCTGGAATGTAATAGAGACGGAGCAGGAACTACGTTCTATCCCCCTCGATGAGTTTATACATCGGGGGGAAGCATCACACCCGATAACATTTCGCCCATATGCATTCTTACAGCATAGAGAGAATAAAGAGCAGTATATATTATTGCCAATGCAGGTAGAGGTTATAGAAAATGAAGAGTAAATTAATAGAGAAAATCGATTCACTGACGGAAACACAGATAGAAATCCTAGTTAAGATCATAGAGAATAATGATTACTCTATAGTAGAGAACTACTACTATCAGAGAGAGAAAGAGAAGAAGTTCTGGGAAGAACATAGCAAGCCATGGAATAATACTACAGAGTATGCTAAGTATGATACAACTAATGCATATACAAAGGAAGAAACAAATGGAAGAAACCATCTCCAATCCCGAGACCAACTCTAATACCAACCCTGAGACCACTACTATCAGCCCTCCGACCACTACTCCGACCAACTCCCATGACCAAGCTAGAGACCAAATATAATGGCGAGAGTAACAAAAAAGTCAATGATCTCTGGAGTAGTAAGGACTATGGAAATACCTCAGTATACACAGGAAGAATTCGATAATAGGTATATTCTATGGAGAGAAGGTAAAATACTACTACAAGATGCATTCGAAGATACCTCTGCCAATGCAAGAGAGTTTATTAAGACTGGTATGACAGTAGAAGAATGGGATCAATACATTACTACTGGAGCATAACACAATAGTGTTTTCCCCTAGTAACGGAGTGTTTCGTCGTGGTATTCACTAAAATGTGGGGGATTTATAGGGGGATTTAAATCCCTCTTTTTTTAATGTGAGCGTTGTTTGATCGTCATAAATCGACGAAAACGAGGTAGATGCGGTGTCGATGCTCGTCGATCGGTGTCGATGCTTGTGCTCTACATCGTGTTACTTTGCGTCATCGCACTATTACTACTGTGCTATACTATTCTATACTGTGCTACACATTAAACTATACATCGATGCTTCGCGGATAGTTTCTGACAACCAAATATAAGTATACCCCCAACGAATCAAAAAGTCAACCCCTCATTTTGGGTTTCCGCTGCGGATTCCGTTACCCATCAAAAGTTCGGGTGCACTTAGAATCTCTTCTACCCGCTCTAATCGGGGAATCACTTATTAATATACCGTATATCCCCCAAAAGTCAACAAGAATCTTTGCGAAATTAAATCTTTTTTCGATGAGATATCGCTTGACTTTTCCCGAAAATGCGGTATATTTAATTATAAGTTGAAATGGAGAGTTTGATGGAAACCGATTTATCCCGCGCTGAAGCCCTCGTTCTGCTCGCGAAAGCCCAATTTCGCCCGTTCCGTAATGAAGACTGGTACGCATTCGGGAACTGCGAAACTAAAAAGCCATTGATTGCCGAGGAAGTTTCCTTCGGGGAAAGCGACTCCGACATTTATATCGGCGAGGATTTGTACACGATTGTCATTGACGGCGACACAATTCTCTTCGTTCGCGAAAGCGACAAATTTGGCGGTCAGCAATTTAAGTTGAAAGAAATTTAGTTGTTGACTTTTCCCTCGTTTTGCGGTAGAATATCTTATAAATTGAAACGGAGACTCCTATGCTTTTATCCTCTGCCACTAAAGCTGCCCAATCCGCCTCGGTCGCCGAGATGATTGCTGCGTTCCAAGCTGCTGGCGGATCGGTCGTGCAGGTCGAAACTGGCGTTGCACACGGTCTGAAGAAAAAGAAGTTCATCCGCAAATAAGTGTTGACTTCTCCCGAATTTGCGGTATACTTAATTATAAATTGGAAAGGAACTGAAATGTCTAAAGCACCTACGAAGACCTCGCTCGCGATCGAAACCATGAACGCGAACGCGAAGAAGCCAATGGCTGATGTTATCCCGTTGATCGCCGCAGCTTCTGGCGTTGATCTTCGGCTCGCCAAGAACTATTATCTTTGGGCTGTCCGCAAGGGTCTGGCCAAGGGTACGGTCGAAAAGACCGTGAAGCAAAAGACCGTCAAAATCGCAACGGTCGTCAAGAAAGCTGGCAAGGCATTCGCTGCCAAGAAGGCAAAGGAAGCCAAGCCAGTAGCGACAAAGACAGACGCTGTGAAAGCCATCAAGGAAGCGAATTTGAAGCGGATGAAAGAGGTCGCTGCGAAGAATAAGCGTTCGTTCGATGGTGCTCGTGGCGCAAAGTTAGACCCCAAAGTTCAGCGGGAAGAGTTGGCAGCGTATGAAGCCGAGTTGGACTCGTTCGCCGTGCCGAAATTCCTGAGCAAGGCACAGCTGAACGCACTCGTGTAATCAGTTGTTGACTTCTTCTGAAAAGAGCGTATACTGGTATTATCGATTAAGGAGAATCACATGAATCGTTACCGCATTGTCTATGATGGCTTCCAGCCTCACATCCCAGGCTGCAACTTCGCCTCGGTCATCTATCACAACCGAACGCATGGTGCGACACCTAGCTCGTGTCAGTTCTTTATACTCGACATAGACGACCGTTGGAACACTGATCTTCTCTGAGGAGCAACTTATGCTACACGACATCGAGACTGTTACTATGGCCTACCTACCAGTGATCAGTCTACTCTTGGGAGCAGGAGTAGTAACTGCAATCTACGAGTGTTTCTTCATGACCAAGGACCAAAACCAATGAACAACATCAGCATCCTCGTTTCCGACGCACATGGCATCTACGTACCGAAAGTATTCACAGAGAACTACGATCTTTCGCTGTGGAATAACATCGATGAAGACGACATCGCTACGATAGCAGATGGTCCAGAGAACGAGTATTACTGGGATGCGTGGCAGAATATCCTGTCGAGTGCAGAGTATAAAGCGGACGGTAAGACGTACACTTTGCATCAGGACGGAGATCTATTCGCTGTCGCATACGATAATCTCTCGGAGGAGGAGCGACTCTCCTTCTTCGGGGAATAATACTTTGCATTTACTCGGCTGAACTTTGCCATGGTCGGCATTGTTCTGCCGAGGGGTCCGCCTGTAGAGGTTCCACTGCGGAAGCTAGGGGGACCCGAACGCCTTGCTCCATTCGGCACACATCAGCACGTCTTAAAACTCATTGGTAGCCGAAGCCCTATCCCCCCTCCCCCCCTTTTTTCTCGGACAACGTGAATTTAATTTTTTTCTCCGGACAAAAATAATTCTCTCTAGGTTCAGATAAGTGTTGTCTTATCTGCTAAACAGTAGTATAATCAGTAATGTGATGATTGATAAGGATTATATAAATGGATATTGTAGTGTTTGATATTGATGGAACGATTGCTGATAACACACATCGTCAGCACCATCTAATGGGAGATAGGAAGAACTGGGATTCGTACAATGCAGGTAGCTCCAGGAGACTTTTAATGATTAATGATAAGAATATAATCGACCAAGAAACTCTAGATGCATATAAGAATCATTTGCGAAAGTTACAGCGTGGTCCAGGTGGTATCATGGAGATGAAGCAGACGATCTCTAACAAGGAAACTGAGATTGATCGGTTGCAGAAATATAAGGTCTTTGTTGCCATGATAGCAAATGAGCCATGGGAACTCAGTTATGAAAAGATTGAGAATCAACGCAATTGGTGGTCAAAACTGGCTCGTAAATTGCTGGATGAAGTGGAAGTTGACTGATGGGTGAGGTAGTTTCTTTTACTCGTACGAGAACCATTGAGTATCATGAGGATACAGGGACGATCAATGGTGTCGCAGTTCCGAAACCGAAAACACCTTACGACTATCAGCTGATCATGAAACAGTTTCTTGATCGTAACGACTATGAAGAGGTTATTCTTGGTATCATGGATAGAGAGTATTATGATGATCTAGATCCCGTGCTAAAGAACTTGGTCGATCACTATTTCAATATGGATGCGTAAAAATCATTAGCGGCTTCGCCGCAGGGAAGGTATTTAATGAGTGTCGTAGGCTTTGATACATTTCTAGATCTTAAGATTGTATGGGATGGCAGTGAGAAGTTCGATGTGCTATACCAAAGACATACCGATGAATGGGTTGTAGTTGATTCTTTCCTTCGGGATATTAATGATAGTGACGAAGCGAAGAATGAAGCATATCACTACCTTCGTGTCGTTCAACAAGAAATGATTGCTGCATAAATAACTTAAAGGTGACACATGAAAAAATTACTCCTCATTACCACAGCTGTTCTTACTTTTACAACCTCTGCACATGCCGATGAATGGCGTAGATATAATCACCATGGCGGTGGTAATGGCGGAGCTCTTATCGGTGGCCTAATCGGTGGCATGATTCTTGGAGGTATTCTCGCTCAGCCTCGACAACAATACTATCAGCCTGAACCTCAATATTACCAGCCCGAACCACAATGCTGGCGTCAGCGTTTCGTTGACAATTATGGACGTGTTTTCGTCCGAGAAGTATGCAATTACGGAGATAACTAATGGATTGTGTAGCAATTGGTGATTATATCGCCATAGGTGTAGCCACCCCTCTTTCTTGTGAGGTAAGAGCAGTATCAGATTATACTAGCTCTAAGATAACAACAATTGCAGGTGGTAAATTCCACACCTACTGCGTTGTCTCTGCTGGTACTAATGATCCAAATAGCTCTAAACTAGCCAGTAATTTAGAACACATCCGTAATATGTCTTCATGTAAGGTTTATGTCTGGATCATTCCAGTTGACCCTACGGCAGCTAAGACTGTTAAGACATTGGCTACTTCTAACAGTGATAAGAGTGTTACGATTACTACAGGTCCAGATGGTATCCATCCTGCAAATTATACCGCTCTTGCAGGTTCGATTCAAGCGGTGACTGGTAATTAATTTTTAAAAATAAGTGTTGACTTATTTTTAAAAATAGGGTATTATATATTTGTAGCGTTGGTGCTGCGGTGAAAAAAAGGATTTTATATTATGGCTCACGAAATTGAAGAAGTAAATGGCGTTGCTCAAATGGCTTATGCAGGGGCTGTTCCTTGGCATGGTCTTGGCACGAAGGTTCCTAATGACCTGACTCCAACTCAGATGCTTGAGGCTGCAGGTCTTAATTGGAACGTATCTAAGGTTCCTGCATATGCCACTATCGCTGGCAATCAGGTCGCTATCGGCCAGTCTGCGCTGGTTCGCTCTATGGACGACAGCATTCTAGATGTTGTTTCTGATGACTGGAATCCAGTTCAGAACGAAGAAGCTTTTGACTTCTTCAATGAGTTTGTTGCTGCAGGTGACATGGAAATGCACACTGCTGGTTCGCTCAAGCAAGGCCAGATCGTCTGGGGCTTGGCTAAGGTTAAGGAATCCTTCGAACTCTTCAAGGGCGATCAGATCGATTCCTACCTTTTGTTCTCTAACTTCCACAAGTATGGCTTCTCGACGGACGTTCGGTTCACTCCGATCCGTGTAGTCTGCAATAACACGCTTACTCTTTCGCTTAATTCTAAGGTTGAGCGTATGGCGAAGATCTCTCATCGTAAGGTTTTCGATCCAGGTAACGTCAAGGAAATGCTTGGCATTGCAACCGATAAGCTCGCCAAGTATAAGGAAATGGCTCAGTTCCTCGGTTCTAAGAAAGCCAAGGACGAAGATATCGTCGAATACTTCTGCCGTATTTTCCCTGTAACTGGTTCTTCTGAAATTAAGAAGAAGGAAGTTTCTAAGAATGCACAAATCGCGATGGACATTCTTCATACTCAGCCAGGATCTGAATACGCTGAAGGTACTTGGTGGCAGCCGTTCAATGCCGTTACTTACTTGACCGATCATCTTATCGGTCGTTCGGCTGACACTCGTCTTACCTCTGCATGGTACGGCTATAACAAGGGTGTTAAAACTAAGGCTCTCGAAGTTGCTATCGAAATGGCTGAAGCAGTATAATAGTAAATAGGGATTTAAAAATGGCACAGCGACCAAAGTTGATTAAGCGCAGCAAGCCGAAGCCTGTTCGCAAAACTCGTAGCGAACAGTATCTTGTGAATGTGAAGTATCTTGGTGATGAACCTAGTGCTGTGCAGATCGAGAAAAGTACGATTCGATCAATCAACTGGTACAATGCCATGTGCAGCAAGGATGAGGCTCGCGAGTATCTAGCTTCTTACCTTGCTGCACACAATCGTCCTTCTGAAGTAAAGAAGGTGGCGAAAATCTCCGATACATGGCTACCTCTTTCTGCTTGCTGGTTGGCGAGAATGTCGATCATTTCTCCAGAAACTGCCAAGAAAAATAACTGGCAATCTTCTATCGATCATTATCTCAAAGAAGCATTTGGTCATCTAGAGCCTGAGAAGAAAGTAACTACCACTCCAAAACCTTCTATTCAAGACCGTATCAAAGATCGTGGCGATGATATTATCGGCGATATTGAGCAGATGATTGATACTGAGGAAGAGTTTTCTCTATATGATTGGCTAAAGAAACACGAAATTCCTGCCATGTATTCGTCAAAAATCATTGAATATTATGGTCCATGGCTCAATGAATTGATTGAAGCCTATGAAGGCAAGATTGAAGGATATACGAATTTCGCGAAAAAACAGCTGAAGGCTCGTATTACTTTCTTTGCTAAACTGCTAGAAGATGCAGCAAAATACGGTTCTGTTGCTAAGAAAACTCGAGCCACTCGTAAACCAAAGCCAGTATCAACTGATAAACTAGTTAAAAATGTTAAGTATCAAAAAGAAAGCAATGAACATAAAATTGCCTCGGTTACACCTAACTCTATCATCGGTGCTCAAAGTCTTTGGACTTTTAATACGAAGTATAATACTCTCAGCGTTTTTAATGCTATGGGTCCCAGTGGTCTTAATATTCGGGGCACTACCATTGTTGATTTTGACGAGTCAACTTCTCGATCTATTAAAATTGGTCGTAAAACTAATGAGCGTTTGGAAACTGTTTTGAAGGGTGGTAAAATCGTTCTTAAGCGATTGGTTGAAGAAATGGAAACACCAGCCAATGGCCGTCTTAATGAAAATATTATTTTGTTGAAGGTGACGAAATGAGAAAAAGTTCAGAGATTATTAAAGATGTTATCGAATCATTAGAAAAACTTATTGATACTCTTGATGATGAATGGCATCATAATAATGAAGGTGAATGGAGAATGGCAGACAATATCCGTGCTAATGTTTTGCCATTGGCTAAAGAGAACTTTAAATTTCATTTAGATGAATATATTGATCGCCGAATCGAAACGTATGTAAAGGTCAAAAATGAGACTGAGTGATAGGTGGTTTGTAAGTTGGATTTGGCCAAGGTATGGCGAAATATTCGTATGGAATCGTACTAGATTTAATGGTGGTGGTTATATGTTTGGCGCCGCACCTTATACGTATTGGAGAATTGGTCCTATTTTTGTAAAAAGGTATATGTGATGACTGATGCTAGAATAAAACTTCTTACTGAAGGTCCAGGCGGCATTATGGAAATGAAGCAGACGATTGCCAATAAGGAAGCTGAGATTGCTCGCCTACAAAAGTATCGTAACTTCGTAATGTCATTTTACTATGAACCAATGGAGCTAAGTCACCATAAACTACCGAGTCAATATAATCACTGGCAGCAAACTGCTGGTAAGCTGATATATCAAAATGAACCTGATACTGGATTTACTGATGAAGAGCTAGGGCATAGGAATACTAAAAATGAACAAGCGTAAGTTAGTTACTGATAGAAACAGTTTGACTGTCAATACTAAATCTTCTTTTCTTACTGAAGAAAATATCAAGAACATTGAAAAGCATTACAAGGCTACCTATCTCCTTGAAACGTGCGCTAAGGATCGTAACGGTGGTTGGGCTAACTTTCCAGCAGCTATCTTCTATACGGAAACAGCTCACCCAGAAGGTTCAAACTATTTTGCATTGTATGTTACCGAAGATAGGCAGCTGATGATTGCCAATGGTTTGTCTGCAGTAGAGGATGTTGTGTTTAAAGGTTTAGAAACGGAAGGCACTGTTATCTATTCTCGTTACCGTCATGATTATCGAGATGCTGGTAATGGAGCTTTCGTTGATGGTGGAAGAGATTATTTCCGATATGGTGGTGATCAATTCGATGATTATAACATTGTAGAGTTTGTGGTTAATAAAGATAAATTGGAGTTTAAAAATGCTGATTGATATCGATGCTGAGACAATTGATAAGATTTTTCAAAATACTTTGATTCAAGATTATCGTATGCTGTTAAAACAGAAACAAGAGCTTACTGAAAAACTGACAACAGTGTCATTGCACCAATACGAGCTTGAAGATCTTAATGATACAGATCGTTGGCTTTCAGGTATAGGGATCATGATGGAATATTATATTGGTGCTAATTGGAAAGATAAAGTTTGACTTTTCTCTCTAATAAGGTATAATAAATATATTGCTGATGTTGATGACATCTAGTGGAATAGACACTGAGGACGCGGGGGCGGTACCCGCCGCCTCAAAATTAATTTTATATAAATAAGTTAAAAAGGACATCTTTATGGCTTATTATGTATATAAAATTACAAATAAAATAAACAGTAAATGGTATATAGGTAAACGCAAGCATATGTCGCCGCTTAATGATTCTTACATGGGTAGTGGTAAACTAATTAAAGCTGCTATTGTCAAATATGGTGTAGATAATTTTATTAAAGAAATATTACAAATTTTTGATACTAATGATGAAGCCGCTAATTTAGAGAAAACATTAGTAACAAAACAAGCTATCAATACTAATATGTCTTATAACATGCATGAAGGTGGACACGGAGGATTTGCGCATTTAAATGATGGCAGTAAAGCACATAAAGAGCGATCAAAAAAAGGTGCAATGAACTCTACAGGTAAATTACATCCAAATTGGGGTAAATCTTCGTTTGCTAAAGATGATCCAAGAACTATTGAAATGTCTAAAAAAGCAAATGAAAATAGGAAAAAAAATGGTCTTACTAATGAGCATAAAGAAAAAATAAAAATTGCTTCAATAAAAAGAGAAGAGCAAAGAAGATTAACAGGTTATTATCAGAAAATGTCGGCTGATAATTATTAGAAAATATACAAAATAGCTATGGACTCGGCTCTCGGATGCCGACATCTCCACCAATTTATACGGGGATGAAAGGGATCGACATGGTATGGAGTATTTTTTTAGACATCGTGTGCAAACTACGTTAACGTAAGATAAAATTATCTGCAAACGATAATTCACTTCTTGAGATGCGCCTAGCGGCTTAATCTCTTGGGTATGAGTTCCACCTCGAAACAGAACGGGCTCACTTTATAACACACAAAACACACACAAAGGAGACTACAAATGAGTACACCATACGATTTAAGATTTAATCTTGTTCATTTCGCAAGAGATCAACTTAACGCTGAATATCAGGCTGCTCTGGAAAAGATTATATTATCATATCCAGAAGCTTCCGAAGAAAAAACAAAATTAATTTCTGCTCTTAAATATCCAACAAAATCGGATATTATTAATCTTGCTGAAGAAATTAAAAAGTTTGTCGACAATAAGTAATATAATTGGTCACCTAGCGGCTTGATCGGAGTTCGGGAGGCACTTGGCAACAGAAGCCTCCCACCTAATTTTATTGGCCTCGTAGCTCAGCTGGACAGAGCAATGGATTTCTACTCCACAGGTCGGGCGTTCGAATCGCTCCGAGGTCGCCAATTTTTGGGGGTGGGTGTTGGTACACAGGGAGTCCTTATAAGGCTTTCAGCGGCAGATTACCGTTCTCGACAGGGTTCAAATCCTTGCACCCCTACCACCAATGGAGATTCAAATGGAAGAATTATCTCTTAACTATTCTGTAGATATGATGAAAAAATACGCATTTATTGACGAACTGAATAATTATTTGAATATTCTTCCACCTGAAGATAAAGATAAAAATAATCCCATAATTGAATATATTGAGAAAAGAATTGCACACATTGACAAGAAATATAAAAAGTGAAAAAATGGTTTTAGAATTGAAGACAAATACCTTTATCGAAGATATCGAAAAGCTTTGTAAAACTAAAAATTTAGAATATATTGATGCTGTTGTTCTTTGGTGTGAGAAAAATAAGTTGGAAGTAGAAACTGCAGCTTATTGGATTAAGAAAGACCCAGCAATGAAAGCGAAGATTCAAGCAGAAGCCGAGAATCTTAATGTTCTTAAACGTGGTGCTCGATTACCAATCTAGGAGTATATTATGCCTTATGTGACTACAGATGTTTGGGTGGACGATCTCGATATTGAAGATTGTGATGATGAAGAGTTGATCGATGAACTCAAGAGTCGTGGGTTTGAAGTTAGTAATCCTGGCGATAAGCTTAATATTGGAAACCTTTACACTACATACATGACAATGTCTCCTGAGTTCTTTGAGAAAGAACTGAAGAAGTTCTTTAATGAAAATCTAAATGTATATGTGAGATGATGTCAGCACTTGAATGTTATCAGGAATACCTCGCTCTGAAGAATCACTTCAGTAAACCTTCTTATGATTATTTTAAATATAATGGTAAGGTAAGAGTTAATGCAAAAACATTCGATGCTCGTAAAGACAAATTGTTCTTTCAGAAACTAGCCAAACATCCAGACGTTCATAGTTTCTTAATTGCTAATCTTTCTGAAAATGAAAAAACATGGATTAAAGAATTAGCATATTCTGAAGTTGCTGAAAAAGTATACAAAGATTGGTCGAAACGCCAACAGTCTTTGTCTTATGTTTTTAAACAGGATCTAACAAAACTTGACCCTGTATTAAAAAATAACTTCAATTGTAAAGAAGGCGAACATCCACTTCTTTTGAGGTTATATCTAGGGAAAGAAATTTCTTTAGAAACACTATGTCTCTTATTAGAATTCTCAGGTGTTAAACAAAAATGGGATTCTAGAATGGAGTACGATTTGGTTTGGGAATCTCTTAAAACCAAAATTGAAAAATATACCCCTTTCATCAAATATGATAAAGACAAAATAGTTAAAATTGCGCTTGACTTTTTTGATGAATAACGGTATACTAAATAATGTTGCGAGTGAATATTATCGCTCAATAAACTGTCATACTGATATTAAACATACGGAGAATACACATGAACTTTTCAAGTCTCAAGGCACAATCTGGCAAGAAGTCTCTCGAAGCTCTTAGCGCAGAACTAACTAAGCTTAGTGGAAACCAAGAATCAAAGGGTGCAGACGATCGTTTCTGGACACCTACGGTTGATAAAGCTGGCAATGGCTATGCTGTTATCCGTTTTCTCCCTGCTCCCCCAAATGAAGATGTCCCATTTATTCGCATGTTCGACCATGGTTTTCAAGGTCCAACTGGTTTGTGGTACATTGAAAATTCTTTGACAACTCTTGGTAAGCAGGATCCTGTTTCTGAGTATAACTCGAAGTTGTGGAATTCAAGCACTGACGATAAGTCTCCTGAACGTGCTCAGGCTCGTAAGCAGAAACGTCGTCTTCACTTTGTTTCTAACATTTATGTAGTTAGCGATCAGGGTAATCCTGCAAATGAAGGTAAGGTATTCTTGTTTAAGTACGGCAAGAAGATCTTCGACAAGCTCAACGAAGCGATGAATCCTCAGTTCGAAGATGAACAGGCGATGAACCCATTCGATCTTTGGGCTGGTGCAAACTTTAAGTTGAAGATTCGTCAGGTCGAAGGTTATCGTAATTATGATAAGTCAGAGTTCGATAAGTCTAAGCCACTTCTTGAAGATGATGAAGATTTGGAAAATGTTTGGAAGGGCGAACACTCTTTGAAGTCGTTCCTTGATCCTTCTAACTTCAAGTCTTTTGAAGAACTTCAGGGTCGTCTTTTGAAGGTTCTTGATGATGCACAGACACCTAAGAATAAGGTTGCTCGCGCAGAGGAAGAAGATCTTCCATGGGCTCGCGAAGATGCTGCTCCTAAGTTTAAAGAATCAGCTGCACCAAAGGTCTCTGCATCTACAGATGATGATGAAGATGATGATTTGATGGCCCACTTTAAAAGTCTGGCACGGTAATATTTGGACTAATTTTTGGTGATGTAAAGGGGGGCTTCCGCTCCCCTTTTTTTATGAGAATTTTACGTTCTTAAGATCGTGTGGATATGCACCTTTTAATTCAGCATACCATGATGGAGCAAATTCATTACCAAAGAATTTTTCAGTATTATGATCCATGCCAACTGCAGATCTTGATGGAGGTTGTCTATAATCATCTGGTGGTCTTGAACCTTCATTACCTCCAGTAGATTTCATAGAAGCTTCTCTAGCAAGTTCAGACATTGCTGTTTGCTCTACACCTCTTCTTGATAAATTTTCACCACGATCATGGCGGGTATCAACACGATATCCGCTTTCTTCATTATTACCACCACCAAGTAGCGATGAAAGTATATTAACACCAGCACCTATAAGACCGCCAGCTCCACCTCTACCACCAAGCATACTTTCCATCATACCCATAGGACCAGATTGAGCAAATCCAGCAGTACCTAATACACCGTGACCTATTTCGCCCTGACTAATTTTTCCTACATTACCAAGTTCTGGGAATGGTCCACCGCCACCGCCACCTTGACCTTGGTTAGCGAATCCAAAACTACCTTCATTTTGTCTTGGACCATGACCCTCTGAGGCAGCGCCACCGCCACCTCCTGCATACTGCCAATGCCATGGTTCTCTTGGAATATTACTGAATCCGAATTTTCCTGCATTTTCTTGTAGCCATTTATTTTGTTTGCTGCCTTCTTGATTTGCACCGCCACCTAAATCAACAGCCAGACCCCAACCATGATTTGATGTTCCAGGAGTTGCAGCCAATCCGCCTTGAGAATATAAACCTTTTTGTTTTGCAAGTCTGAGTTGCTCATCATAAGTTCTATATGAATCTGTAACACTCCAAGATATACCTTCAGATTTGGCAGCATCTAACATTTTCTTATATGCATCAGCGGCTTCTGGTTTTAATCTATGATTACCTTCACCGATAGATACTAATTCCGCATCAGGTAAATTACCATTTCCACCTTGATCGCCACCTTGTGATAATTCACCACCACCTCTGCCCATCATAGGATTTGGTGCACTTACTTGTTCTCCACCACTTTCTCTATTGTTACCGCCAGAAATAGGAGTTGTATCAGAACCATTAACTGATGGTGTATTGCCACCTTGTTGTGAAGGCGATGGAGGAACAGCTGTATTAGGTTGAGGTGTTACTGCACTAGCAACTTGAGTTTGCGTGGCGCCACCAGACATCTTTGAGTCTATCGAAGCTAATTTAGAACCATAATCGGGATCTGTAGCATAACCACTTTTAGATTGAGCAGCTATTGCTTCATCTATACTTTTAGCAGCCAGAACATCTTTATATCTTGGATTCTTCATTAAAAAATCAATATAATCTCCAGCTGATTCTGAAGAATCTTTATATGATTTGAAATTTTGTTTTGTGTCAACCATTTTACCGTTGACAAATTCTTGTGTTCCTGCACTAACACTATCTGTATCATTTTTTCCAGCTTTGATACCAAAAGCATTATTACCAACCATATGTTGGCCATAACCAGTTTCAAGCGAAGTTTGTGTAGCCCCTAATTTGGCAATAACTTCTGGATTTGGAACACCTTTTTCTTTTGCTGCTTTCAATAAAGAACTATACATTTTATCATAATATTCTTTTTGTTCTGCAGATGCAGGTTTATTAGATTTTGCAGTTTCACCAGCTGGCGCACCACCTTTAGGTATTGTCGCTCCTGGCATGTTTTCGAAGCCAGTTTGCATTTTATTTTCTTTAGCTACCATATCGCCAGCAACTGTGCTAATACCTAAAGCACCTAGACCAACTTTTGCAGTATTAGAAATATTTAATTTACCACCAGTAGCTAAACCACCAATTTTTTGGAATAAACTGCCACTACTATTTCCTACATTAGAATTTTGATTACCTAATGATTGTATAGCAACAGCAAGATGTTGTAATTGTGTTATTACTTGATATTGCGCTTGTAAAGAAGCATTCAATATACTATTTGTTTGACTTAATTGTGAAGTAACACCTTGTTGACTATCAGAAAGAGCTTGCTGTATTTGTGGGCCAATACTTGATATTTGTTGTTTTTGAGAAGCAAATACATTGTGTACGTCTTTAAGAATTCGAGACATATTTTCATTGTGTTCATCTGCAGCTTCTCTGAAATTATTTGTTGCGGCATTCATACCGCTTGCTGCTTTTGCTATTTGACTTAGTTCATTTGCCATTAACTGCTACCGTTCATTTTTGCTAGTTTCTCTTGACCTCTAGTCCAGGCAGCTACACCGAGAATTGCTGCAAACGAAAGATGTATTAATCCACCATTTGATAATGTTAAAGGAACCCATGGCGAATAAGTAAATTGAACACCAAGTCCTTTATATATTACTGGTAAAAATATTGTAATTCCAGGAAATCCAATAAAATCCATAAAACAAATAGCCATATAAAGCCAGCCCATCGCTGGTCTCCAATATGCTTTTATCCAATGCTCTTCTGATTCTTTTAATTGTTCATCAACAACTTCTTTATCAATAGAAGTTTGTGCAAGCCCAACAGAAGCTTGAGCTTGTGCAGTGGCCATCTGCATTGTTTGGTTGTTTTGATTATTGTAGTTATTGTTCCCACCATTATTATTGTTATTATCAATAACTACGACAGAAGGTGGAGGAGCTACAGGTGTGGGTGTTGGAACAGCCACATTGCTGATATCAGGCGATGATGGAGGAGGAGCGTTAGGGTCTGCTCTAATTACCATTTTGCTGTCTTTGTTTCGCTTCTTCTACTTCTCTTAGATAATTCATTAACATTTCGATATAAATGTCTCTTTCAAAAGGCATTAAATTTTCAATTTCACTAATGGAATATTTATGATGCTGAGCCATTGAAAAAATTGTTGTAAAATAATTCTGTAAAGAATTATGACTCAGCGCCAAGTAAAAAAATCATTTAACGAATTTAATACGATTTTTCTTTCATTACCTTTTTTATTTGTGTAATTGATAGTGTGTTCTAGTTTAGGAACAGATAGTAGAAAATTCTGAATAGATTCAAAAGTTTTCATATCTAGATTTTCTAAGAAATCTTCTAATTCTTGCTTCTTATAGTTTTTAGATTCATAAACACTATCACCATAATACATTTTATCAATACATCTGATGATCAATTCAAACATATAGTTTTTATCTAATTTAAGAAATTCTTCATCATCATATAAAGATGCTGGAGGATACTTCATAACAATACCAGATTTATCTGTTATTTTAATATTATTTTCTAAATTTTTAGGGTATATAATTTCTATATCATTTAAATCTACAGTAAATGTATAAGTTTCTTCGTCTTCAAAATCTTTATATGTTAGCTTTGCTATGTTATCTACAGAAACAGCTCTGAGCTTTAGAAAGATATATTCTAAATCAAAAACGGCTAATTTGTTAATGTCTAACTTATCATCTGTGCAGCAATTATTAACAATCTGTTTGATTGCTGATAAAATCTCAGCTTGACTTTCGCTTTCTCTAGCCATGAGAAGTAGTTTTTCTTCTTTGACTAAAAATGGTCTAAATTTATAAACCTTTTTCAGAGAAGGTATTTTGATATTATATAAAGGGTATTCAATTTTAGGTAACATATTGTAACTCCATTATGAATTAATAGTTTATTAAACCTGTCGAAAGTGATAAATTATCTATTGCTTCTTGTGATATTGATGATTGTTGACTAGCAGAAGGTGTTGTAACCTCCGAACTTTCAATTGTATATTCTGTGTATGCAATGCCAAGATTTAATCTTAAAAGATTTCCTTGATCTGCCCAATTTAAATTTACTTCTCTCATTGAAGTCGGGAATGCTTCAAATAGATTAATTTCTTGAATTTTTTTACCAAAAATATCATACATTATAATTTGAATGGTTGTAGAATATTGATCTTTATATTCTGCAGTATATGATGGTATTTTGTTGGCTCTACCGCCAGAACGGGCAGAAGAAGTTCCAGTAAATTCATATATTCCTCTTAACCAATTGTGCCAAAACTGCCACATATTACCGTAGCCGTCAGAGATCAAAGAAATACTTGTTTCTGAAAATTGAGCATTCATAGGTTGTTTCTGGGTTGGACCAACGCCATAGTGGTTAACGTCTGCATTGATTAATGTTATGCCAGGAGTTCTTATAGATTCTGCTCTGAATGATATATCTGCTGCTATATTATTGATCGAAGTACTAGATCCAGTATTATTAATAAAGGAATTGAATAGAATCGGCGGTGGGTTGAGAACAACTTTAAAACGGTTATTTGTTAAATAACCGCTCGCTGAAATATTAGTTTTAAAATTAACTATATTAAATGGCATTTCTATTCCTAGTAAGGTGGCGATGCTTTAGAAGAATATCTTCTATCTGGATTTATTTTCCACATTTGCATTGGTAATAGCAATGCTTTATCCCAGTCCTTTGGGTTAACATATTGAAATGCACTTTTTACATGACCATATAGGTATCTTTTAACACAATTTTCAAACCCAGAGAATTTCGTAGAAGATTGTTTTAGAACATTATACGAAATATTAAGTTTGGTCGAATTATTGTATTTATCATTATTTGCGATAGTATGTAAAGCGTTCATCAAACCAGCTCGCGCTTGTGGTGGTAAATAATGAAGGTTAATTGCTAGAAATCCACTGGTGGAGAAATCTAATGGAAACACAAGAGGAAACATATCATAAAAAGGTAATGTTGCTTTAAACTTAGGGTCATAAACAAACATAAACATTTTACCGATTTGAGGGACACCAACATTCTTAAAGATTTTAAATGGGTCGGCGGTTTCCATTATTTGTTCTTGATTAACTTGATCTTTATTGATATTCATGGCCTGATCGCGATACCAAGCTTGAGCTTCTTGTGTATCGCTGAAAGAAACGCTTTTAGCAGCCTGATTTATTTGTTGGAAAAGATACATTAATACGTAATTCCTAATTCTTTTTCAGTAAAAATAACAAACTTCCATCCTCTATCTTTACAATATTCGGATGCAGCTTTCCACTTAGCTTCATTAATTCCCCATGTTTTAACTTCTGTAAGATATCTTTTTGTCATCTTTTGTTGCCTAACAGGGGGGTTTACTTGTTTAGCTGGTTTGACTTCAATTATAACAGTTTCTTTTACACTATCCTTATTTATTTTAGTTACAATAAAATCAGGATAATATC